CGATGCGCCGACGCCGGCAAAGCCCGACGAGATCGCATCGTAGATATTCTTACCCGTGGAGATCCAGCCCATGCCTTTGCCGCCATCGGCCGCCATAGCCGGCCCAGCCATGCCGAACATGCTGCCGACCATACCCGCGGCCGGATTGACCACAGCGGAGACCACTGGCCGCAGGACCAGGGTCTTGAACATGTTCTCGATCGTCCCGATCAGGTTCTTTGCGATCGACTGCCCCGACTCAAAACCGCGCAGCAGCGCATCTGTCAACGACTTGTCGATACTGTCTGCAGCACGCTTATATTCCTCAGCAACAGCCTTAGCCTCATCGGCGGCAATTTTCTTACGTGCTCCGCTGCGCTGCTCGTTGGCCAGCTCGCGTAATGCAGCGGCTTCGTCGCGATATTGCTGCGCCATCTCGCCGGTCAGGTCGATACCTTCGGCAATGTCAGCGTTCTCTTCCGCACGCAGCGCCTGGCTCTCCAGGCGCACGGCGTTGAGTTCGGCCAGCTCGATCGCGTTCAGGCCGATCTGCTCGTTCTCGTCCTTTTGCGCTTGCAATCCCGCGAGTGCTTTGGTTTTGGCGTTGGCGGCGACGTCGTAGGCTTTGGCGGTCTGCTCTACCGCATCGGCCAAGGCCTTGCGTTCTGCCACTTCCGCCTCCGCGGCCGCCTTCACAGCTGGCTGCTTGGCCAGAAGATCGGCCTGGGCCTTCGTCAGCTGCTCGATCGAAATCCGGCCCTTGCCGTACAGCGCGCTCAACTGCTCCCAGTCTTTGATGAAGGTGCCTGTCAGGCCGGCCACTTCGGCCAAGGCCTTATTTTCATTCTCCAGCTCTTTTGCCGCCTTCTTCGCCTTCTCTGCAATGGTCGCAGCACTGTTGCCCACCACGGTCGATTCCCTGGTGATCTTGGCCATCGCCTCGACGGCGCCATCGCCGGTACCGGACCAAGCGGCCTCGATCGAGGCCAGTGATTCTTTCCAGCTGCTGCCGATATCCTGCTGCCATTGGCGACCGATCTCCGCCGCCGTTTTGAAATCGCCCTGCATAATGGCCACCAGTTGCGCTCCAGCGGCACCCAGGGTCTTGCCGACTGTTGAGAACACCTCTACGACGCCGACACCAACCGAATACAGCAGCTTGAGCGCCGTAGCGATGAAATGCGCAGTCTTCGCGAGCCGGTCGCCACTGGTCATCGTAGTGAGGAACTGGCCAGTCAAGCGAGTCAACGTCGGCAGGAGCTCGGCTGCAATGCCGCGTGCCACACCCTGACCGCCTTGCTGGAGAAGATCCAGGGTGTCATTGAACTGGCCTGCCTTGTCGACAGCATCCTCGCTCAAGGACAGTCCCAGCTTATGTGCCCACTCGTCCATCTCGCGTAGGCCTTCTGAACCCTCGTTCAGCATCGGGATCATGGCACCGCCAGATTTTGAAAAGATCTCCTGCGCAAGGGCGGCCTTTTCAACACCGTCCTCCATACCCTTGAACCGGTCCGCCAGTTCATATAACAATTCTTTGTTGCTCTTGAAAGAGCCATCCAGGTTTCTGGAGTTGATACCGAGCTTCTCGAATGCGGGGTTACCTTCGACGATCGCTTTCGAGAGCTTTGCCATCGATCCTTCGAGATCTCCGGCCTCCATGCCGCCCTTCTGGAATGCCAGCTCAAGGCCGGCCAGATCTTCAATAGCAATTCCTGTCTTCTGCGACAGGTCACTTGCCGCGTCGGTGGCATCGATGGCGCCCTTGATCCAGCCGGTAAATGCGGCAACCGACAAGGTCACGCCGATTGTCCCGAGGATGCCATTGATCTTGCTGCCGGCAGTTGAGACATGTTCGAGTGCGCCGACAGCCTGAGCGCGGAAGCGCTGAAACTCTGCCACCGCGCGCGCTGCATCTGCCGTGATTACTACTCGGGATTCACTCATTTCTTACGTTCTCTCCATGCCTGTAAGGTCGCGCGCTCCATTGCCTGGACCTCTGAAAACAGCTTCGGCCAATCTTTACGCCGAATGCCCTGCGCATCGCGCACGATGGTCACGGCCGGATAGTGAAGGCCTATCGCGCCGCCTGGCCCGACCACCCACTGCGTTGACACCGCCTGAAAGAAGTTCCAGGACGCGACGTTCTCTGGCCAGAGATAGATCGGCTCGGTTTCGTCACGTTCGAACACTGGTGCCAACCCAAATGCGGCGGCGGCTTCGTCAACCTCCGCCTTGTCCTGTTCCATCTCATCAGGGCTTGCCAGCTGCCCGAGGGCAGCGCAGCGCGCGACCGCAGCTAGTTTTTTTCCGCAGCTCCGGACTCTTTGGTGAATGCGTTGAAGCACACGAGGGCCATACCGCTGATGTCCAGCATCGCGTCCAACGCTTCCGCGCAGAACTCGGCCGGCTGGCCAGTCTCCTCGTCGTTAATCAGGCGCTGGCCCTGCCAGCCGGTGGTAACTTCTTTGACGATTTCCTTCATATCGAAGTCACCGCTGGTGATGCGGTTCTTCAGCTCGCTCGCGAGCATACGGCGGCAGGTCAGGCTGAACTTGAATGGCACGGCTGCGCCACCGGCATCCTTGATGGAGCCTTTGACCGGGACGACAACGGTCGGGCTGATAACTGATACAAAACGCTTAGTCATTTTTCTGCTTTCAAGAGTTGGGCCCGCAGGCCCAGGTTATTAGGCGAAGCTGGTGGCAATGCGGAGTTCGTCGTTGCCAGCCACAGGCAGCGCGCGCAGCTTGTAGCCGATCAGGCGCTCGCCATTCAGCTCCTCCTTGGTCGGCTCTTTGAACTGCGCGGCAGGCAGGTAGACCAGCACCTTGTCGTTGGTCACGGTGCCGTGGATCAGTCCGATGGACTTTTTCGCGGCTGCCTTGACGTCGGCCATGAAGGCGACTTCTTCCTCTGCGGTCTGTTTCAGCTTGATGGCGCCGGTGACTTCGCGGTCGGTGATAGCGACCGACTTGCCACCCAGGATCTTCTGGAAAGTCGCGCTGACGCCCAGGTCGATGGTCAGGCCCAGGCTAGGGAACGCCGTACCGCCGACGAATGCCGGCGCAGTCGCAACAGCGTGCGTGGCGCCGATCGTGATATCGCCCGAGTTGTCATCGGTGACAATCTGGGGCACTCGCCAGGCGGTCAAGGTTGTGGCAGGGTTCAAGGCAGCGGCAATTCCGCCATCAACGCCGATCATCTTGAAACTGATGATCGGCTTCTGGCCTACCGTCAGATCCAAGGTGGCCGTGCCGCGGACACCCAACAGCTTGTGCAGCACGCCGTCGTCGTAGTAGTAAATACTCGCGGACTCGAAATTGCCCGATACAGGGGTGTAGTCCACGCGCACACCGGCGGTAATAGTTTCGGCAAAGCCAATCGAACGCATCAGCGGACCCCAGGCAGGCGCCTGGGCGGAGGAACCAGCGCCGACCAGTTCAATGTCAAATCCGCATTCAACGTAACTTGCGCCAGGCAGTTCTTCGGATGCGCCCAGGTATTCACGAATGATGTCGCGCTTGATGTACTCCGCGTTCAGCGCGTTGATCGACACGTTACTGACCACCAGGGCATTGGCGGCACCTGTCGGTGTGGAATCCGCGCCGTACGTAGTTTCCAGCTTCGCCAGGATGACAGTCTTACGGATAAGGCGTTCAGGCATGCTTATTCCCCCTCTTTCGGTTCAGCGGGCAACTCCTGCTTAACCAGGTCACCGGTTTCGACGATGCGAATGTAACTGCCACCCAAGGCAGGTTCTTTGTGCACCACTTCGTCAGCGTTTTGTGCAGACGTCTGCACACCGCCGGAGACGGCGCGTTCCAGCGCGTCGTCGCCGGATTCGTCGAACGAGTCAATCACGTTCATAATTTCAGGGTTCTCCCGTTGGTTTGATGTTTCACTACAAAGCGCGCGGTCACACAGGCGACGCTTGAATCCAGTTGATCGAAGTCCCAGTCCAGCGTGCTGCCGTCCAGGGGCTCGATGCTCATCACGCCGTAGCCGAGATCAACGGCACCGTCGAGGTTGTTGAAGACCAGTTCCAGCACCTGGTCAGCGCACGTTCCCGGTACATCGTCCGCACCATCGCGCCCCAGGCATTCGATCTCGATCAGGGTGCTCCAGCTGGTGCGGCCACCGACTTGGCTGGATTCCTTGGAGGCGCTGCGTGCCACGCGCACGACCACCGCGCTGGTCTTGTCGCTGCTCAGTGCCCGCGAGCGGTTCAGGTAAATGCGGTCGCCGGCAATGTCCGGCACCGCCTTGAATCGCTCAGCGATCGCCTTCGCGATGGCCAGGTGCTGGCTCGTCATGCTTTCTCCAGGTAGACCATGCTCAAGCCGGTCGGCAACTCGCTGTCGGGCTGGGCATCGGCAACCTTCCAGGTCACGCCACGGATGGTGATGCGCGACTCGATAAAGTCCGCCGGCATGCGGTCGTTGCTGATAATCATTTGCGGCGCCGCCGCACCCATCCCCACTCCGACCATGCCTTCCCTGTACTCGGCATCAAAGATGACCGGCACCTCGTCCCCGGCAATGAGAGCGCTGGCATTCGCCAGGCGCTCCATTGCCAGCTTGTTAAGGCGAGCTTCGAGCTGGTCGAACATGCTTAGGCGTTAATCTTGATGCGGACGGTGGCGACGCCGGCGCCAGCGGGAGCTGCTGCGAAGCCTGCCAGGTTCAGGGCGCCGGGCGTCTCGGTCAGCCGGTTGTTTGCGGCGTCCCAGTACAGCAGTTCACCCTGGGAAACGTCATCAGTGGCCAGCTTCGCAATGGTGTACACGCCGGTCACGGCGACCGCGCCGACGCTGTTGGTCGGGATATCGGTCAGTGCAATGCCGATGCGTTTGCCCATTGCGACCACGGAACCGGCAGCGATTGCGGCGCCGGCATTGGTGAAGTCGAGGACTTCGCCCTCGCCTACATAGTTCTTTGCCATTGAAGGCTCCTTGTCGATTTGAACGGCGGCGCGACCGCGCCGCCCGGATTAATGGTTAAGCGCCGTTCTTTGCCAGAGCGCGGAAGTCCAGTGCCTTGGCGGCAGCGTCCATTCGCACCTTGAACTCAACGCCATCGCGGGTCCAGCCGTCCTGCTGCTCCAGGGTCGGGGTCTTGTTGCCGTCCAGGTATTGCACTTCGACGGTGTCGTGGACGCTCTGGTTCGCGGCGCCGTACCACTCGGTCGACGAGGTGAGATCGAGGCGCGCATCGCTGATCACCTCGAAGGTGCCGCGCACCGAGTTCGGCACCGTGTTGTTCTTCGCACCGGCGCCGACCTCGTACTCGCTCTCCATCACGACCTTGGCGGTGCCTTCCAGTGCCACTGGCACCAGCAACTTCGCCAGGCGGATGTTCAGCGCGCTGGCCGTACCATCGGTTTGCTTGGCCATGAGCACGCGCATGGCATCAACCGTCTGGGTGTTGATGGCGCCAGCGGCAATCGTGTTCTTATGGTCGTCGTGGAACAGCGCCTTGCCGTCGGACATTGCCGGGTTGCCGGTCAGGATTGCGTACACCAGGTCACCGATGGTGCGAATCGCTGCACGGCCCATACGACGCGGGATCTTGGTAAAGGCATCGAGGTCATCGTTGATGATGGTCTGGCGGTTCAGGCTGAACATCTTGCCGTAGGTTGCGAGTTGCACGGTCTCGCCCCGCTCACCAACCGTCGCATACTTGTACTCGCCGCCGTCCTGGATCTTGTCCAGCGACGGGAAGGTATTCAGGTCCACGCGCTTACCCGGCTTGAAGTCGCCCAGGGTGCCTTCCGAGGTCCACAGCTGGAAGGTTTCGTCGGCTTCTTCGTAGCCCTTCATCATCGACTTGGTGGCGACGTTCGCCAGCAGCAATGGGAAG